GCTCATGCACTTCGTCAATCAGTGCGCCGTGCGGGCGCGGGCCTGACTGACCATCATCAGAGCTGATCGGCTTAAAGAAAGAGCCTGTCTGCAGGAACGCAAGGTTCCACACGTTAAGCCCGGTGCCGGATTTGGTGATGCGCTGTGCCAGCGCGGGCGACTGATCGACCATCGTTACCGCATCGCGGAACAGGATCATGGCCTGGTCTTTTTTCGTGGCCGCCGCGTAGACTTCGGCGCGGGGCTCTTTGTCTGCCATCAGCAGGTAAAGACCTACACCACCTGCCAGAGGCGATTTACCGGAACCTTTACCCGACTCGATATAACTCATGCGAAAGCGGCGTGTTCCGTCTTCCGCCTTCCAGCCAAACAGGGAGCCAACAATGAAACACTGCCACGGTAGCAGGATAAAAGGTTTACCCTCATGCTCACCGCCGTTGAGTTTCAGAACCTGAGCGAAGAAATTAACGACGCGAGTTACAGCTTCAACATCCCAGAACAGGCCACGCTTCGGACCCTCTTCCAGATCGCGAAGGTGGCGTGCGCAGGCAGCGCGGATGTCTGGCCCGGCTATTACCGCTCCGCTGGTTACATCCATTGCATATTGCGTCGCCGGATCAACCGAAGAACTGGTTGAGCGGGTCTTCTTCTTTTTCTCCACCATTCACGTTCACCTTTGACCGGGCAGCCGGTGTCAGGCCGAACTCTACCAGGTAGCTTTTAAATCGCCGGTCTGCATCAGCCAGCATTGAAACAGCCGGGTTGGCCTTTATCAGAAATCCGCCCTCGGTCTGGACTGTATAGGTTCTGCCTTCCTCAGCAATCGTGATCCGTAACTGAAGAATGTCGGCGTAGATATCGCAGAGCCTTTCCAGCGCCAGCACATCGGCAACGGTCAGCACGCCCATACCGTCAAGCAGAACGGTCAGCTTTCCCCACGCAACCTTTCCCCAGTCGGTGAGGTGTAAAGGCGGGCTAGGGATTTCTCGTGCGGGTGCAGGTTCCTTGTCGTTGAGTTTTCGCTTACCCGGATTGCCGGTAACGACCTTAAGGTGGGTCGGCTTTGGTCGTCTTCCGGCCATAAAAACCTCCCAGAAAAAAACTTTTCATTTCGCGGTTGTGCATAAAAAGGGGGGCGGGCGGTCAGGAGGTGGCTATCCCCTGAACTCTGCACCCACCCTCCCAGATGGTGATGGTAATCGTTCTCATTTGGACCGATGATCCATCCGGCCTGACGTCAGATGAGATGCATTCTCATTTGCGCCAATGGGATGAGGGATCGAGGGGTAGACCGTTTTCATCGCACCCAATGACGTGACCACGCTTCTCTTCACGCTGCTTGGTTGAGTCATGATGCTGCTTGCAGAGGGGCTGCCAGTTGGCCTTGTCCCAGAATAGTTTCTGAGCCTTCGCTATCTCGTCCTGTTTGCCGCCGTTAATCGCTTCCTTCAGCCGGTGTGGCTTGATGTGGTCAACAATAGCAGCTGCCACTGCTCTGCCCTGCCGGTGGCACATGATGCAGAGAGGGTGAGACTTCAGAAATGACAACCTAGCTTTGTCCCAGCGGCTGTTATAAATGCGAGGCTCAGACATATTCACCTTAATAAAAAAGCCGCCCGTAGGCAGCTTTTTAACTTGTTTAATCTTTCAGGATGTCATTCATTAAGTTTCTAACTAATTCTTTTCCTGATGGTCCCATTCCAGAAGCCAAACCGCGTAGAAAGCTAATTGTTTGTCCTGCTGCACCAGTGAATTCCCAGCGGCAATTGTTAAGGGTACAATTTTGTATCCCCATATCTCCACCTGAACCTGAATATACCATCGTACAATTGGTGAACTTGACACCATCATACAAATTATCGTCAAGTATCACGCGTGTATTACTCATTTCACCACCAATAAATTTCATAATACATTTCCACTTGATATCATTATACTGCCAGTATCGCCCGTAACATTATTATCAGATACTGTTGTCTTCTGCTTCTCGTGAATTCTCATGAAAGCTTCTTGATCAGTAAAATCACTTGGAGCATATAGGGCTGCTGGTTTAAAAAAAAGTATGATAAAGAAAAGCAAAACAAGCATTGACGGGAAAAACATTAAAAACCAAATAAACTTTGCCTGTAACACGTCCGATATAAATGGCAACACTGTTGTCGCGCTTACTTCCACAAGCCCTGCAAATATCGCGATAATGGTTAAAGGATTTTTTACTAAACCAATATCTTTCATTGAAACCCCCTTCACGGATGCTGGGGTCGATTATAATGGTAGTGATACGTAGTTTGCTAACATTTTGCATGCTTTCATTCAAAGGGTGTCTGAATTTTATTTCTTCTTTAAGAGATTCATCATCAGGCGCACTCTAAAATCTGCCTTGTGATGATCTCAGCAATCTGAGTCTGGACGTGCTACAGCACGGCACGCGGCCATACAGGCACGCTGCATATCCTTATGTGCCTCGCGCAACCACTCATTTGCATCCCAGCATTCAGGCGTATTCCGCAGGCTTGGGTCTCCATCCAAATCCATAGCGTGCTGTTTCAGCAACGCAATGAATTGTCGGCTCAGCTCTTTGAACTGATTCATCTTGCCAATTTCGCCATAAGACAGTGTCCGATAGCCCTTAACGGTGCTGCCGTCCTGCGGTTTTGCTTCGCTCATAATTTTCCTTTGCCAATCTTTAGGTTGCCTGAAATAACTTCAGGAGGAATAAAGCCGGTTATAAGCGTGTAACGGTTACCCAGATAAATCACCACGTTCTCTGATGAGTTGATGCGGGAGCGTTCTGGCCCCGGGTAGCTATTGAGATGAGCATCAATCTCTGCAGCCAGTGCTTCTGATCGCTCATGCCAATCTTTAACTTCTTGGCTGATAGTCATGTAATTACCTATCTGGTTGACTCGATTTTACGGATGGCGGCGCGATCGATATTACACTGGCCCAGAGCGCCATATAACTCAGCATTGAGGCTTACGCTGTCACCGAAAGTCATATCCGGTGATGGCGCTGGCACGTCAATCTGGCTGGTAAGTTCAGCCGGCAGGTTTAACTGTGGCTGCTTTACTGTCCGGTACTCCACCAGCGGCTTTTGCTGCGTCGCGCAACCGGTCAGCAGCATCAGGGGGAACAGGAGCAACAGCACACTTGTCCGCCGCAAGGTAACGCTTAATTTCATTCTGTAGTTTCCGGTTCTGCTGGGCTGTTACGGCACGCTGCTCTGTGACCTGACTCATCACAACGTTTTGCTGCTTAACTGCTGTTACCAGCTCAGTGACGCTTGATGCCAGGCCATCGTTCTTAGAGCGAAGATCGTTAATTTGCTCGTCTTTGCTGTTTGCCAGCTTCTCAAGCCTGTCGTTCGTTGCCTTCAGCTGTGAGTTACTGGCGTTCAGCCCCCACAGCGCCACGCAGATAAGACCGATGATGACCAGACCTGAATTGTTTCGGATAAAGCCGATTACGTTGAACATAGAATCCCCTTAGATTTTGATAAGCGGGATTTCCGGTCGTCCAGACCATTGGTGCCACCGTTAATGACTCTGGTGATGCGGGTAACATCATCAGAGTCTGCCAGCTCGTTTAATCCGTGATTCTTCCACCATGCCGCTGCTGACATCGCAGCAAAGCGATAGCCCAGCAATAAATCAGGGTTAGTCACTACATCAGCGCCCAACTGTTTAACCAGCGCCTCATAGTTCGCTTTGCCGGTGATCTGAATAAGACCCCGACCGCGATAGCGGTAACCATCGCCTGAATTGATATCGCCATTACCGTTACGGTTTGCGTAAATGATGCTGGCGATCATCTTTTGGTTAGCTGGGTGCATCGCATTACGACCATAAGCGCGGGCCTGTTCGGCAGTGATGCGCTTGCCAAACATTGCGGTCAGCGCGTTCTCGCTGTAATTCAACCCCTCTTCAACCTTCAGGAACCCGGCTGACTCATGCCCCGTCTGCGCCAGAAAGTGGGCCTGCCGTAATGGCGTGCTTATCTGGAAGGCTGAGAGGCTTGCCGCTATATGTGGATACCAGGCATCACGCAGAGAATCACTTACGCCGGTGGCGCGCTGAAAACTACTGGCTGTCAGCATTACTGTCTCCCAATCGCTTATCTATCTGGCGGCGTATCTTCGTTGACACGTAGTCCACACCGAGGAAGCCAAGGAAGACTGCAGCAACCCGCGTAATGTCTTCACTGAAGTGCCAGTTGAACACCGAACCAATTACCTGCAGGCTTGGCTGAAGGAAGAAGGCGAAGACGCTGCACATCGCTGCATCAAGCAGGCGGCGTGACCATGCGTCTTTGCCAACGTAAGTGGCTCTGAGAATCGCCATGACTCCGGCAAGACCCGCATAGCCGGTTTCGTTTTTGTGGGCGTAAAGCCAGGCAATCAGGCTTGCCCAGAACCCAACGTCTTTGTCCGGCATGCGTTTCATCCTCACCTCCGATAATTGGCAGGTGCTGTCGGTAGTCAGAAGAAAATTGCGCAACGCCACGGCGTCAAAAGTGTGTGTGGAGACTGATTGGCGTGCGCAAAAACGAAAAAAGGCCGCTCTTTGGCGACCTCTTTGAATGAGAACCCTGACGCAATAGCGGTAACTGCCTTGCCCGTCGGCAACAGGGGTAATTTTTCTATCCGCTACAAGGGATATTCTTTTACTCATCCCTTTCAGGGGATAAGCCAATAAAAAAGCCCCGCCAGCTGGTGAGGCTGCGAGGCTTTCGGACATCCACTTGATATGCAACTGACCCGCCATCAGCGAACCAGATAATTCTTTTTAGTGCGGAAGACTCATAAAATCCCCACTATGAGGAGATATTAATCCATTCCCGGACAAAAGCAACAGTTATCTTTGGCTGGGGAATCTTTCATTTCCTGTGATTTTCTGGAAGGTCTGGTCAGCGTGAGACTCTTCCTCCTCCAGCTTAACCACCAGCGAATCAAAGAAAGGCTTCCAGTTGCGGTTCCAGGTTCTCTCCTGCAGGTCAGGTATCAGCACCCGGATGGCTCTGAATGCTTTTGTACCGGGCGAACGCGCAAATCCTCTGCCACCACACCGATCACAATTCTTCTCAACTATGGAATTAGTCTGCCTGGACATCTCGATATCACGCACGCGGCCTGTACCATTACAGCGGCACCGTTCTGTGACTGCGCCCTTGCCGTGACATGTCACGCACATCTTTTCCAGCGTTTCCAATCGGTATTTTGGAGGAACGTAATTATCGTTATCAGGCGTTGAGCAGCCAGGGTGAATCATTACATGCTCAATACTGTTCATAATGCCACGGCCATCACAGTCGGGGCATGAGTGGGTAGTTGATGCAGAGCGGACATAATCTTCATATGCCAGCTTGGATAGAACTCTGATACAGGAAGGCAGCTTTGAGCCAGCTGCTTTCAGAACGAGCTTTGGGGTTATGCGCCGGGCATGCACCATCAGAAGACCTATGACGCGATCTTTATCCCCTTCGCTGACCCCGGACTTAGCCAGAACGGCTGCAATCCCCATCGGAGACTTTGACTGACACATCCCGATAGCGG